AACCAACTCATCTGTCGATGCCAGACCGCTCTCTAGAGCAGTAGCGCCTGTGATGTCTGATACAGAGAAGTTCATGTCATCGACAACGAAATCCATGTTGTTGTTGGTATCATCATAATCGATTGTGATTCTAGTCTTAGTTCCACCAGTCGCTACTAATGGCCCTGCTATATCCTGAACATTTTCTGTGCTTAGATTAGTAAATGTTAGGTTGCTTTGAAGGTATGATTGTAGGACAGATACATCCATCCTCTTCACAGTCCCAGCATCGCTTACTGCGAACTCGTCATCTGAGGCAAGCCCACTTGAGAGGGCTGTTGATATCCCTGCTATGTCCAATGCCAATGTGGCTGCACCGGAAGTTGCACCTCCAGTCAAACCGCTTCCTGCTATTACTTGGGTAATGTCGCCTGAAGACGCGATTTGCGTGTCGACATACGATTTTATCGCCTTGGCAGATGCAAGTGTATTGTCGCTTCCACTGACAGTTGAGAGATCGGTATCCAAGGCGGTTATGTCCGATAGGTCCGTTGACGCTATCGTGATGCTAGATGATCCATCGAATGACTGTCCTGCGATGTTGACCGCACTTGCCAACGCCGATGCTGTGCTTGCGTTTCCAGTCAGGCTTCCTGTGAATGCATTGGCCTTGAAGTTGGCATAGGAGGCGATGGTGACGTTTCCAGCGGTCGTTGCTGTGTCTGATGTGTTTATGGCAGAGAAAGTATCTGCCGACTCATCCCATATGATGCCGACATTCGATGATGAGCCCCTCTCTCCTATGAATCCGATATCGACAGAAGGCGATCCACTTTGGCCATTGGCTAGGAATATCAATGGGTCTTCAACGCTTAGAGTAGCGGTATTCACGGTCACGGTATCTCCTGATACGGTCAAGTCACCAGTGACGACCAAATCACCTGAAGTAGTGACTGTGACATCAGTAGCATCACCGATTGTGAGGCTTTCAGTGATCTGCGGCAGTCTAGCAGTCAGGTTGCTGACGTTGACATCAACGTCTGTGTTGGTCACAGACTCAGTGGCAGAGGTTATTCCAGTAATATGCCCATATGTATCCAAGGTGATGTCTTGGACATATGTTCTGCCACTGTTGTTGACGGAAGCCTGCGAAGATGTATCAGAATGACTGACTGTTATCGTATCTGTGTCCTCTGCAACGGTGTCTATCCCACCCCCGCCTCCAATCTTCAAGGTGTTTCCCTGTCCTATCGTCTGACTGGATCCGCTGTCCCCTGCAAGGGTAAAGGTTGTCAGTTGGTTGGTGTTGGTGTCTGTCGATGCAATCGTGACTGCTCCGTTGCTTTCGCTAATAGTCACGTTAGAACCCGCTGTGAAGGCGAGCGTCTCATTACCGGCTAATGTGTTTCCACCAGCGGTGACAGACCTCACGGCAGTGATGTACGACCCCAAATCGCTTATCTGAGACTCTGTGATCGATAGGGCTGCTTGATGTTGAGTCACACTGCCCTCAGATATCCTGCCATTGGCGAATGTCCCTGATGTTATTTTACTCGTAGCAAGACTGGGTATCCTCGCAGTGCCCAGTGTCCCACTGGTGATCTTGGAAGCATCCAAGTTAGGAATATCAGATGCCGACAAACCATCATCGAGAATGTTGATCTCAGCAAGCGAGGCGGTAATTCCTAGATTTGTCAGCGCGTTGCTCTGATAAGTGGCGCTTAGACTCTGATCGTTGACATCTACCCTCAACCTGTTCCCCAATGCAGTGGTAATAGTGGTGATGTCGCTATCATTGGCCTGTAATGCAGTTGCTAATTCGCCCAATGTGTCCAGAGTTCCCGGTGCTGAGTCAACTAAGTCGGCAACCTTGTTGTTGACGAAGGTCTTGATGGATTGCTGACTAGCAGCAGCAGTTGCGCTGTTTGAACTCATATCGTCTTGGTCGAGAAGAGTCAATTGTGTATTGGTGTCAGTAGAAGCAATAGTCACTGCTCCTCCAGTCTCTGTTATCGTCACATTAGAGCCAGCAGTGAAGGCCAATGTCTCCGATGCCCCAAGTGTGTTTCCGCCTGCTGTCACTGTTCGGAATGTATTGGTATCAGTAACAGAATTGGTAATAGTCACTGCACCGCCTGTTTCAGATATAGTGATCCCCGTTCCAGCAGTAAAGGCCAATGTTTCCCCATTGGCGAGAGTGTTGCCGCCAGCAGTGACGGATCTGGGAGCAGTTAAGTAGGATTGAAGATCACTAATCTGGGATTCGGTGATTGATAGAGCGGCTTGATGCTGTGTCACGTTTGAGGCTGCAATCCTTGCATCTGCAAAGGTTCCAGATGTTATCTTTGAAGTTGCTAGGCTGGGGATGTCAGATGCTGCTAGACCATATCCTCCAGATACAGATACCCCGCCCGTGATTACTATATCGGCATTGACTTGAACATTGCCAGTCCCATGAGGGGTCAAGGTGATGTCGCTATTGTCAGATCCAGTCTGGAGCGTCAAAGGAGAGGATGTCTGTATGGTTCCTCCAGATCCAGTGGAGATTATCCTTAGATCGAAATCATCGGATGCCGGGGACTTGAGATCAATGAACGCGCCAGTGTCGCCGCCTATCTCTATCGATTGATATCCTGTCCCCCCTCCTCCTATCCCTATGACTTCACCTGCACCGTTGTCTATCTGCAATTTGGCTCCGTCATATGTTAGCGTAGCCTCTGCATTCAATGTGGAAGAAGCCGTACTTGTTATGATTCTGTTATCGCCACCATTGGCGAGAGACTGTGTGGCAAAAGCCCCAAGGCCGAGGTTGGTCCTCGCTGTGGATGCGCTGGCTAGATCGGACAAGTTACTGGCCTTGGCTAACTTGGTCCCTATGCTCGTTGTTATGGTGGTGGTGAAACTCGCGTCGTCGCCTATGGCAGCAGCCAACTCGTTCAACGTATCGAGGACGCCCGGAGCGCCATCAACGAGATTGCTGACAGACGTATCGACATATGACTTGGTAGCGATGGTGTTGGTATCGACATTGAGTGTGACATCTCCGCTCGTCCCCCCACCTGACAACCCCGTCCCCGCTGCCACACCTGTTATGTCGCCAGTCTCAGTGGTGTATCCATATGAGAGAATCTTGTCCTCGATGGCAGCAGCCGTCATGATGGCCGTGTCCGAGTCAGCGAAGGACTCCGATGATGTGAGGATGGCAGATCCAGTTATGTCCGTGGTGTCAATGGTTGACTTGGTGGCTAGACTCCCAAGCCCCAATGATGTCCTTGCCGTTGCACCGGATTCTGCGACCCATGTCGTCCCGTCGCTCACTATGAATGCGCCATCTGAATGAGTGAGAGCGGCCAAAGCAGTCAAATCAGTATCGAAGGCTTGAGCCTGACCGACAGTGACTGCTCCTGTCGCAGGGTTGACGACAGCCCCTCCATCCCCCGTCGCATCGAGAGTGAATGTGACGACCTCGCACTGGAGCGTGTATCTGAAGAGTTTCTTCGATCTGTCGGACAGGTCTGTCCTAGTCTTGAAGATGATTCTGTCGAAATTGATTCCATCGCCCTTTCTGAAAGCGTGTAGGATCCTTCTAGTCTCATCCCTGAGTTCAGACAATCTTGCTCTTGTCTGGACGCTTCTAATGTCTATCGTCAGGTTGACGTGCTGGTTGACGAAATCATACAGCAACTCTGGTTGCGCCTCGTTATGCGCCGTCTCAAATATCCTGATTACATCCTTGTCGAGCATCCTAACTCTCTTTGCATCTCCCTTGTCGAGATTAGCGATGTCCTCTATGCTTGGTTGAGGTGGCTTGTTCCAATTGGATTGGAGGATGCTTACTAATGATGCAATTGCGTCAACCACCAGTCATCGCCTCCTCTCTTTCACGCTGAGCCATCCTATATGCCACTCGATATGGGTTGTTCTCCATAATGATCTCCACGTTGCGCTCTATTTCCTCTTCCGAGAACGGCGAGCCATCCGCCTCATTCATGGCTACCTCTGCATTCTTTATCTTCATTCTGTATGTGGGCTCTTTAGAAACCATTTCTTTTGCTGCCTTCGACTCGTCATCAAAAGCCTTTTTGAGGTTCTTGAGATGGTCTATGAATCGATCATCCACAGACTAACCACCCATCCCTGCGACGACAATGGTTTCTTGATACGGGGTCAGAAGTTGCTTTATCTCTGATTCCATTCTCTGCACTTTAGCACTTATGTCTAGGTTGCTCGTACCTTCTGGGAAAAGCGCGGTGTAATCATCTGTAAGCATGATATCCATAGCCACAAGTTTGGTACAAGCATCTTCTATCGCCTTATCCAGATATCTCTCTCCATAGACGTAGGATATCTTCAGACTGTGATTCTCAAAGAACGGATATTGGTTGTTGAACATGATAGCGCCGTTGTCCTCCATCGACCACCAATCCTTCTGTCTCTGCTCCTCGGTAGCATCGGATGAGAACCTGTGCTGCCTGACTGTGCCGCTGACACTGAGGGCATTTGCGAATGATGATGTCAGGTCTGCTTGTATGGTGATTGTATTGTCACTTCTTGTGCATCTGGCGACGTGTACCAGATCTCCATTGCCCTCTATGAAATACAACCCGTTGCCCTGAACGAATGCCGATGCGTCGTCTAGGACGAATTCCGAGCCATTTACGGACGATATGGTCGCTTGGACATCGGTTCCGAGTGCGGTTGAAAAGCAATGTGAATTAGTGAATGCGATAGTCGTATCCTCTCCCTCGTCGGTTGATCTCATGCTGCTTACCAGAACAACGCCATCTCCTTCATCGCTGTTAGCACTAGCGAGGAATTCATTGTTCACATTCAAGTTGCTTCCGTTTTCCGTGAGCGATCCTATCTGTATGGCCGCCTTACCTGCCTCTGAATCTGTGTTGATGAGATTTGATATCTCTTGGGCTATCGTCTTAGGACCGAAATCCTTTGACCATGTTGTTGATGTCGAACCAGTTTCCAATGTGGCTACATGACCAACATTGGGACATAGGAATATTTTCTCCGTACCTGCGAATTTGTGCTTGTCTGTTATGGTGAATTTGATTCTCGCTGCCGCTAACTCACGGTAATAGTCACCTTGCCATACTGCCAATCTCAATACTCTTTGTACCGCTCTGTTGTTGAGATAGACAGCACCGACGTAATCTGTGTAGTATCTCCTTCGATATGGTTTGAACGTAGTGAAGTTCTGATACTCATCGACCTTTATCCTAGGCCTCCATGACATTCTGCATAGCGTGTCGATGTAGTCCTGCTTTATCTTGATCAGATGCTCGACATGGGATTTCGTTATCCCTCTCTCCTTGCTGTTGCTCAATGCGGATTGAGGCTGGATGTATCCATTCCTATTGGATGCTGATTGATATGCCGTTCCGGGGTTGGCGGCAACGAGATTCACGACACCGCTGCTTCCAGAAGAAGATACTCCTGTTAGTGTCAAAGTGCTGCCAACGGCATCGTTGTCGTCATAGACTAATATGGAATCACCGCTGGCATATCCCCATCTTCGATAATCCGCTCCTGCCACCGGCAGTAGGATATTAGATCCTGATACCGATGAGTCTCCTGCAAGAGGAGTTCTCTCTGGAAGAGGTAGTTGCAGGAATTGCTCTATCTTGGAAACCGTCGTATATACGAGTTCGTCAGGATATAGAGGCTGACTAGGACGATGACCGGGATTGAACACACGCGGCATTACACATCATCCTCCATCATCTCATTGAAACTATGCCTTGATTTTCATTCTCATCTTGTCTGCTGCCCTTCTAGCAGGACATGCTCTCATGGAATGATTCATCTTGGGACATTCGCCATTAGTCTCATCCTCGTAATGCTGACAGACACTGCAATAAACAGCCTTTACTATGCTATCCCATATATCGTTCACTTCTTCTGACATCATCCTTGCCTCCCTAAATTGTAGTCAATGGGCCCACCGCAACCGGCGCACTTGGGAGCCCAGCAGAAATGTAGCAGCCCACATGACATGCACCTTGTCCCCGCACCTATGTTCTGTATATCGAATCTTTGCTTTCCTGAAACCTTCATCTTGATTTTCTGAGCGTTTCTCATATTATTGGAACTGAAAGGAGAATCATCCTCTCCGACGTAACCACCGTCATCACCAGAGATCTCAGCGAGGCGGACCTTCCGCCTGCGCTCTATTTCGTGTGCTTCTTCAAAGCAAATTTCGCCTAGTTCAAGACCCAAGGGAAAGCCCCCTTCAGGCCCTTCCACCAGTGACTGTGATGAATGTGACTACTGTGGAAAGGTCGGTTGCGTTGTCAACCTCGTCCAATGCGTCTCCATCTGCCCCTGCTTCAAACGCTTTGAGTTTCTTGTTTGTTCGATCATATCCGAAGACGAAGCCACCGCTCGTTTCGACCATTACAGTCTCGATGTTGTTGACGTATGCCGTCAAGTCAAGAGCCTCTCCGCCAGTGGGATAGGAATCATCACAGGTTATTTTCAGAGCGACAGTCAATCGGTTTCCCGTCACATTTGTTCGTCCAAGTTGTTCGACAGTAAGGGCCATTGTCAATCACACTGTTTGCAATCCATTATAACGGATTCGGATTTTTTTCACTCAAACAGCACTGTGAGCCTTAGAGATCCAGTGTCCGAATCGAATGTTCCGGCAGACGTTGCAACCTTGAAAGTGACCTGTCCACAGACGAGTCCGTTCCATGCAGCAGGCTCATCGATGACGATTGTTCCTGCCTTTGAACTACCGGGAGCGGTGACTGTGAAGTGCAATCCGCTTGTGGCTCCTCCGTCTGCATTCATGTTACCTCCCTCTGATGTCTGGAAGTGCAGAGGCGAGTTGCTTGAATCCCTGAAGTCGAGGAAGTCCAACTTGTCGCAGTATGAGTATTGAGTCCCCGCTGCATTCTCGATGTCCATGAATATCTCCAATGAACCCGATGTGGCAGTGGTGCTTGTGGATGTGCATCGGCTAGGATCGATTATGATCCTGCCAATCTTGCCGTTCAAGAACACTGTCTTGGACTCACTGTTCGCACTTGCTAGGCCGTCAAACTCAATGACCTTGCGGTTCACGCGAACGCGACTTGCGTAGCGTCCATCGCCGTCAATAGTGTCAGTGAAGTTGTCTGCCATAATCAAACACCGCTGAGATGTGCCATGGCTTTCTCAGTCAGTGATGCCTTCGTGTCAGTGTTGCTGACAGATAGTCCTCTCTCGGAACACCACGTCATCATCTGAGCGCGAGTCATTGATTTATTGAATCCGCCATCGTCTGAAGTTTCTGGTTCAGCAGCAGGCTCGGCAACGGGCTCTGGCTCCTCAACAACCTCTGGGGCTGGAGAGGGCTCTGGAGCCGCTGCTTCGACTACTTGCTTCATCTTCTCGGTCTTTTCCTTTGCACCCGCATCAACGATCTCCCACATCGTCACACCCGCCTCTATCGAGGGGCGTATGTGTTCTTCGATCCATGCGTCGGGGATGTCGGTTCGCTCCATACCTCTTGAGAACCCGTATGGAACTCCATAAACGAGGAACTCAGTGTATGATCGCGCACCTACATATCGTAGTGTCAGAGCCATATAGGGCTCACCTCATCGGTATAGGAATGTGAGTCGAACCGTGTCGCCATCCTGACCAGCGGATGCTGGTGTCAGTTTGAGCAACGTGGTGGTCGATACGTTTCCTGCGACTGTGAAGGCGTTTCCGCCAGCAGTCGTGATGTTGTGAGCGCCAAGAATGCCTACTAGGGCAGATCCTGACACTGCGTTGGTTGCAAGTGCTAAGTCGTATGCAAAGGCTGCATCGCCATCGGTTACAACTACATCAACAACAGCCATACTAACCGTGCCTGTTGCTGCATTGCTTCCCATTGGGCTTTGTAGCCATGCTGTGTCATCTTCTCCAACTCCGCCCCATAGGCGGCTGTTGAAGACTATTGTTCCGTTTCCTGTCAAATTTGTGTTTGCCATCTTTTTTCACCTCTTATTTTCTCCACCGTGTTCTCCAATCAGGCACTCAAGTCCCTAATCTTACCGTGCGCTCCATAGAAGAGTTGCCATAGTTCACCCATTGTGTGGAACATGCCCATCTGTCCTAGCCTGTTGATGCCGAATGGATCACCAGTCTCGATACCGGATTCGTGGTATAGCGTTGGTTTCGCGGTGCAGAAGTATGTGTAGTCAGAGTCGATGAAGTATAGCCTTGATAGGCCACCAGACTCAGCGTGAACGTCCTTGGATGGGATTAGAGGAACGCCGTTGTAGGTTGCTACAACGAATCCTGCTTCCATTCCGGGAACACCCTTGACGCCGTTGACGCCGGGAACTACTCTCTTCATCTCGGTAAATCTCTGCTGTGGCTGGAGAAGTTGTTGGATCTTCTCAAGCGTGTCGTAGCCGGTTAGGATGACCTTTGGCTGTCCACCGCGCTCCCAGATGCTTCGGAACATACCGTCAAGGATGTTCAGCGTTAGGGGCCTCTCAGTGCTGGTTGATCCAGCATCGACGTTTGCATCGTACCACTGGCGAGTGCTGCCTGTGCTTCTGGTGATGTTGTACTGGTTGTGGTCAGATATATTGCTTACATCGCTGAAGGAAGCAGTCTCCACGAATGCGGAGGAAGTTGCCCTGTCAATCGACTCAAAGTCGTTTCCTGCTGGGGTATCTATGTCTGCTAGTAGCATTCTGTTGATGTGTTCTGCGTGGTGCTTCGACATCTCCATCTTCATGACAGCCCTTGCGTCTCCTAGGCCGTCATCTTTGTCGGCTAGGAACATTGCAGTCTCGCTCAGATCGAATGTGTGAGCAACTGTCTTGGGTTTGGTGCTGACCTCTGCGAAGGAGGGCTTGCTGGTTTCTGGTAGAGTGCCGTTCTCTGGCAGACCGCCGCCTTTTGTGAAGGATGGCTTGTCTGTGACGACTCTCCAACCGGACTTCTCCCATGGCTTCTTTGGCAGTATTGAGAAGGCGTTGAACTCTTGGTTGAGTTGCGACCACACCTTTCGGCCAAATATTGCTTGGTATGTACCAGTTGTGGACGATACCAGTGGGGAATCTGCCTTTAGAAGGTCAGTGCCACTGTATGCCCATGCGTTCGATCCGGCTCCGGCTCCGTAGTAAAGCCGCTCCATGTCTTCTATTGTTCGTATGTATCCTCTTGATCCACTCATCTTATTCACCTCTAGTTATCTCCATAGAAAGGAATTATTCCCCTCTGAGAGCCCTCCTTGCGAGTTCTTCAGTGGCTCTCCATCCGTCGATTCCATCACCCATCTGGGAGAATTCTTCGTTGGTGGGGACTCTGATGTCTGTTTCAGGTACTGCGGAGGCAGACTTCACTATGTCTGCGCTCTCGGATCGTAGGCTGGAGATCTCAGCCTTCAAGGCGTCGATCTGGCCAGAGTAATCGCGGGACTTTCGCACTTCTTCAGCGCGAGCAGTCTCTGCATTGTATCTTGCTTCCCAATCGGATTTCACGACAGATTTGAGGGACTCTTCATCTCTCATTGCTGCGTATGCCCTGTATCCTCTCTCAAGGCTTTCTGGAGTTACTTCTCCGGCCTTGATTACATTGGATCCACCGCTTGGAGCATTCATGTTCATGTTAGGAACGCCGCCAGTCTTGATGACGTACTTGTTGCCGCCGGGTGCTGCTAGAGCAGGTTTTGCTGCCTCTGATGCATCCTCGCCGCTACCGATCTCGTCGCCCTGACCACGGTGGGAGTATCCGCCTTGGCCGTCAACGCCGACCATGTAGGCCTTCTCTAGTCCGAACCGCGAGCGGATGGAGTCTAGGTCCACACCTGCGTCATGGACGAACTTCTCAAGGGTGTCGATGTATGCGAGAGCGCCATCGACGTTCTCTTCGGACTTATCCATTTTGTCCTCGGCATACATTTTGTCCTCTTTCATGCCCTTCATCTCTTTCTCCTCTTTCATGTCTTTCTCTTCACCCTTGTCGAGTGCTTTTAGGACATGTGCGAGGCTGTCTCTTATCTCTGTCAATGCTTCTGCTGTTTCTGTCATTTTTTCCACCGTTTCATTTGTGTTATCCATCTTTAAGATCGAATACCGTGCCTCAGGGTTAATTCCCTTCTTGCACAGTGTAATCTCATGCAATTCAAGGTCGGTAATCTCACGATGCGACCCATGCTCTGGGGTCGTCTTGGAAACGCGGAACAATGCTTGTCCGCCAATGGAGAAGGAACGGAGGTCGCCGTCCCTAATTTGCTTCTGGACCTCACGGGCCTTCTGTATGTCGCTGCGTATCCTGCATACGACGAAGAGTCCGTGGTCGTCAACCTCTGACTTCCACATACGACCATCTGAATCAGTGTGGTTGTCAACGACCTCGCCAACTTGAATGCCACTGTGAGCCAGTTGCACGTTCCTGAATGCCTTGTTCGTCATGAATTGACCGAAGGCTTTCTTCAAAGCAACGGTTGGGATTCTGTCTCCCTGCTTGTCCACCATGTCAACACTCGCGTGACCTGCGACGAAGAGATCATCTCCAACGACGGACTTGAGAAGGAAATCTGCACCTACGGCTGACCAAGATAGTGTAGGCATTGGTGCAGCCATGGCAGTCATCGAAACTCCCATCTTATCTCAATGGTATATCAAAGGAATCATGACAGCCATGTTAGGACTATCATATTACTTCATCAGTTCGATTGGCTTCCTGTACCATGTTTTCAGATTCAGATTCAGGTTTTTTTTCCGGTGGGATCTCGACAATTGCTGTTTCTCCCTCAAATCGTATAACAGCAGGCCCGTCTTCAGTCATTACCCTCATCTGCATGGGCTTGAAATCAAGTGGCTCCTTGTCGTCATATTCTCCCTGTCGGGGATTGCCGAATGTCGTATTTTCCTCATCTGTGACTTGAGTGGGTCCTGTGGGTGCTGTTATGTCTGCCTGCATCCCAGACCAAGCGCCGCCGTCAGCAGATGCCCTGTTCATGCGCGGGAATGCGAAGTTCTCTATGATGTCGTCGTCTATGGCCTCATTGAGAGTCCACTTGCCGTCCTCTGCTCTCTCTATGCCATACTCATTTGCGAATTTATCCAATTTCTTCTCAGTCAACTTTGGGAATTCTGCTATTATCTCTTTAGCAGTCAGGGATCTATTCTCGTTATCGATAAACCTCCTTACAGAGGCCATCATTTGAGACATGTCATCCGTGTCTTCGTCATTGACCTCAGGAGCCTTTTCTATCTTCTTCTTTCTTCTTCTCATAGGTCTTATGGAATGAGTGGCATTGTATGTTCCGGGAGTGGATGATGTCACAGTCCCTCCGCCTGACGATGCGGCTCCTCCCCCGGCTACTCCACCGCCACCGCCTTCTTTGATGATCGATGCGACCACTGGCCCCCACAAAGATATCTGGTCCTTCGCGTTTTTGATTAGATGGGGCATACCATCGTATGATTCGATGAATATGCCGTTGTCATCAGAGTTCATCTTCACAATGACTGGATCATATATCGAAGGATAATGGAGCATGAGTATGTCCTTTTTCAGTTTGACATCTATCTCAGGGAGAGGATATGGTATAGATGATTTAGTAACTTCATCCTGAGCAAGTAAAACCCATTTTGGATGAACGTCTTTGCCTTTCATGAATGTTGACTTCGCATCCCTCACAAGTAAATCGTCGCCCTTCATGCTGGCTATGGTCTTGATTAGACCCTCTTCATCGGAGTGATTGCAATTTGATGGAGAGGGGAAATGCACGTTTTCTGTCGTGTTATACATGGTTCTCAAAGCATTCACCCTGTCTTCAAGTGGTTCCATGTGCATATCTGTTCCCTTATGCAATAGCAGGTCAACGACATGAAGAACACCATCTGATAGATAACCGTCGAAAACGAAATCTCCTTTTATTTCCTTGAGGGACTTCTTGACATCATCAGGAAGATCCGTTGGTTTGAGCCTCCTGCCCTTTCGCTCGACTAACATATGTTCTCCCTTGGGTTTCTTCTGAACGACCCAATCCCCGCTAAACCCTTTCAAGTGTTCCATGTCATTGATGTCCTTGACAGTGTGAGCAGGTTCTATCGTCTTGGTGAATACGCCATTCGGCTCGTAATCATCAGACTTGTGAAGATCCATGGTCATGGTAGGATACCCATATTCATTCGGAGCGAGAGCGCCTATCTCCGACTTCTTGCTCGATACCATCCTATTGGCATATGATATGTCAGCAGCAGAAACAAGTCCCTCATGAGCAGTTCTCTGTAAGAGGGTGAATGGTTGCTCAGTCGTGCTGAATTCTATCTTGTCCTCCTCCTCATTCCATCTCCATGTCAGTGTGGCTGGCATCTCATGGCCCCATGCATCTGTGTTGCCGGTGTTGAAGATCGGCGGGACGACGGCCTCACTGCTTGATGATACAGGCCCCATCTTTCCGGGAGCCATGTTAGCCATGCCGACTTCAATCATCGGAGTCTGTGCTTCCATGTTCACATACTCGCCCTTTCCTCTCATCAACTGATAGTTGGCCGCTGCAACCAACTGCTGTATGTTTCCTCTAGCAATCGTGTTGGCATCTATGTTCTGAACATCTGTGGGTGCTAATACATCTGGTCCGAACTGCCGATATACATCCGCAGCCATCTTCGTCACCGCTCTGACCATAACATCATCTGAGTTCGTGAAATGCTGGTTGTGCAACTCATGGAAGTCCGCATTTGAGTTTGGATGCTCAGTTCTGAACAACCCGACCATAGGAGTTCCCATCTCGGAAACCTGCATAAGGGAACGACCGAACCTGCTCATCCTCATTTGGTCCGATGGGAGAACCGTCCTGCTGCCCTGTCCGTTTATCTCAGATGGGTGCAGATGATGGTGGTTGGATGCATGGCTCCAATTGGATCTCTTACGCTCAAAGTCATGCATATCCATTTGGGATGCGGATGTGAGGACATGCGACATATCAGGATGCATGTTGGCCTTGGCAGGGAAATGGGATCCGCTAATCATGTGCTGTCCCTCAAGAGGTACGCCATTGATGAGGAAGTCCTTCAGCCACCCCTGACCAAATATGTCTGGATATGACTGCTCCATTATCTGAGATAGGCTTTGGAGGCTCCTTCCGACACCACCCCAATACTGGAATGGCTCCCACCAGTGGTAATTGTGTCCATCTTCTTCACCGCCCAATGGGGATGTGAGTGTATCATAGGCAGAATCGGACGGAGCGGGAGACGTGGGTCCGCTTCTGTCGCTCGGCCTTATCCACCATGCAGCAAGGGGGGTGAATCTGTCTCTCCAATTCCTAACTAGCCTGTCCCACTTTATCCCTGCTTTCTCCTGAAACTTGCCGATGGCATACTTCGCCTCCACGGAATCTTGGTCAGAGGATGCAGCCAGACTCGATAGAATCTCCAATGCAGCATCTCTTTGGTCGGCAGTTTGGAATTCCATGCCAAACAGATATGGGAGCAAACCGTATGAATCGGATAAATCCTTTTTCTTCGATTCCATATAGTCGCCGTCAGACTCGTATGAGTTCGATCTATATCTATCGGTTTGAAAGTGGTCCTTCATCGAATCAACAGGATCGCCGAAGACCCTCTTCTCATCCAAGGTGAGTTTCAATGATCTCTCTATATCGCTATGATCTTCTAATTTATCTATGAAGGACAGGACGTGATCGATATAATGGGGATCGCCATGTGCAGCGCCGTGTAGCAACGGGCATGAGTTCGACTTCATGCCGAACGGGTGATGCTCTCCAAACCTGTTCTCAGGAGATGCGACAGGCCAGTCAGATAGGTATGATGTGGATATCCTAGTGTGCCCTTGGAGATACTGCTGCATGTTGACTGGCAGTACCATCTCAGAAGGATCGAGCATGGAGTTGAGCGGCTTCATTGAATATGGCGATGGTTCTTCTGGTGCAGCCGTTGCCAGCACGGCTACGTCTTGTTTTGTTATCTGATTGCCGTGAAGCGACCTGACATACTCGCCGAATGGAGGATGTATTCCCATTACGCTTGACAGCACTACATCTGTTCGGAGCCTGACTTGCTCGCTTGGCATCCACCCACCCCTCATAGGCGGGAATAGACCTTCTCAATGAGATTCCCTATCTCATCGATTAGACCCATTTGTCCATGAGTCGCGGACTTTCTGAGAGAGCCTAGCGCATCTTCAATGGCAGCGGTGTTCGGTCCGCCTTTCCTCGCACCAACGTCTGTGAGGTGCATGTGAAGAGAGTTTGAGTTCACGTCATATCCAGTCTGTGCGTATGCTGGCATCTTCGCCACCTCGCTGATGAATGTCCTCTTTGGGCCGTCGTTGGTGTTGGGCATGGTTTGGTTTCCTTGGTATCCGCCAACGGATTGAACCTGCTCGCCGCCAGTGACATCCATGAATCTAGTAGCACTGTTATGGACATCGGGGCCTGCATCGCCGTATGCCTTCTTGACCCTCTTGCCGCCGCAAGTTGGGCAATCATCCATCTTGCAGTCTCCCATCTTGCAACCCATCTTGTCGTCGGAGCCCTTTCCTTTCATTCCCCTATTGGACTTGTATGATCCTGCCTCGTCTTTCTTCGGCTTTGACTTAACCCCGTCTTTCTTGCCCTTCTTGCCCTTCACAGCAGCGATGATGTCGCCGCGAGTCACCTTGTCGTGCGGAGGATAGTTGTCAGCGAGATCACTGTCAACCTTCTCTTTCAGAATCCTTACTTCTTTCAGCAGTAGTCCAAGGGGTGTCTCGTTCATCGGGTCAAACTTACGCATATACTCACCTGTTGTTCAGCATTCTCTCGGCTTGTTGCCATTCTTTTATCTCGTCGTCCCTAGATTTGGATATCATGCCGCCGGACCCGCTGAATGGCCCTGTGGTCGATTCCATATCCTCGACAGTTCTGTTGAGCGGATCGTAAGTCTCATCTGCGTGTGGAGTCGTGAATGACATCCATCCATGCTTCCTCATCAACATAGAAGGGTCTTGGACCGCCTTCCTAAGGGAGTTGTTCTCGCTCTCCAAGGCAAGGAGCCTTTGATTCATCTTTCTCACTTCGCCTATCAGATCCTTTACAACATCATTAACGTCACTTTCTTCACCCATTTACATTCCTCCCATGCCCATCATGCCGCCACCGTTCATACCTGCCACATCATGCTGTGCCAGTGAGCCATGCTTCTCTTTCAGTGCCCTTAGAATAGTCTGTCCCTGTCCCATGAATTGCTGGAGTTTCATGAGATCCATCTGCATGGAACTCAATACCCTCATATCGACATTGTGAGCAGAGGCTGTGGATAGGTCTTGATTGACGCCGACAATCAACTCGGCTAGAGTTGACATCGATGAGTCGATCTCATCCATCTTCATTCCAATGGGAGACTTTGCAGGACCAGCAGATGGCATGTTCATGGGTGCTTGTGTTTGAACGGACGCCATGGCCGGATCTGCATCAGCAGGCATCTCTTCCTGCTTTCTGATTATGGAATCCCTGATTTGCAAAGAACGTAGTCTTTCCGAAATCGATCCTTTTTCGCTTCTCTGCATTACTATCCCTCAGACTACATTGTGTGGGCGATAGATTCTATCTGATCGACCCGCTCGCACAACGCCTAGAGCAACTGCCCCATCAGCCTGATTGATGCTCGATTCGGAGTTGTCGAACTTCCTTATGATTCCAACCTGCGAGAAATCACTCTCTGCGAGGTTCTTTACGAGCGAGTCGTGGAGGCTGAGATCCCTTGTCAAGATGTCAAGGGCGTTGCGAGCAGACGATAGATGCTTCTCTATGTCGTCCCTATTGTTTAGTTCAATGGCCTTGGTCATGGCTTCCATGGAAGCAAGTGCCCTCCTAGCCATTGGGTCCATTTTGCTTAGAATATCGAAACCTTCAGTCATGTCGCTCATCACTCTCTTGCCGGACTATCCTTAATCAGCCTTCCTTTTTTGGGGAGCCTCTTTCGCCTACTTCCCCTGCCCTTCTGAGTTTAGCATCGACCATTTTCTCCTGAGGGGTTCTTTCATCTTTCTTCTCAGTCGAATTCTTGGCATGGCCTCCCTCATTCCTCTTGATGTTCTTAGGCATTTTACCGCCACTGTTTCTCTGAGAGTCGGTCAATGGGGATATTGGGGGAAGATCATTGTCTGCGGTAGTGACCAATGCGGCATTGAGATTGGCCTTCTGGACAGGCTCTCCCCCTCCTCCGCCTTGCTGGGCTGCTGCCTGTGCCTCCTGTGCAGCGGCTATCTCATCCTGAGACGGCTCACGATACTCAAAGACGAGATACTTCTCATCGACGCCATCTCTCAAGTGCGCCTCGTACCCGGCCTGCTTCATGCTCATCATGTTCCTTATGGCCATCTCATCTCTTCTCAACTGCATGATTTCGTCTTCTTCCTCATGTGGTGTCAGCGATATGTCCCATTCATCGATGCCGAAAGAATCCAGAAGTTTTGGGAATAGAAGTCTGTTGTATATGGATTGAGAATAGGAAACTGACCTGTTGCTGACTACTATCTGCATACCCTCATTGCTAAGTCCTCCACCAGAAACATCATTCATGAATACGTTAGACACTCCGTAGAATGCAGATATCCTTTGGCGTATATCGTCCTTGATCGGTATGTATTGTAATTCCTCAAGGGTGTCCATCATTCTGACGTACTCCAAACCTCCTCGGCCAGTCTCCGTCTCGACCCCAATAGTAGGGATATAACTCGGATCTCTCTCAAGATGCTCCTGTATGTTTCTCGCCGTCCGCTCGACAGTCTCCATGTTGGATGACTTGATGACCATGACGCCGCGAGGCATCCTCCTCTTCTGATATGCAGTATAGACGTAGTTGTCCATGGCAATCAGCGTGTTGACTTGTCGCCACATCGTTGCAACAGGGCTTCTTCCGTACAACTTAGAGGGGGACCACTTGGATAGGTGTATGACCTCTCCATCAGTATATACTTGGCCGTTGCCCACGCCTGCTAGGTTCATGTAATGAATCGGGACTACTGGCATCCCGCTCTTGGGACACTTGGCCTCAGGGTCTGACGATCTGAATGACCTGTCAACGAGACTTGTGTATTGGGAACCTCCTCTGACTCCTCTCTTGTCGGCGAGTATCCTCATGAATATGGGGTCCGCCCTCGATACCTCCTTTATCCTGAAGAACATGGGCTGCTTTGTCGAAGGGTCAACGAAATACTCCTTGGTCAGTATGATGTATGCATCATCCACTATGTTGAGGTCCATCTCGATCTCACGAAGGACATCGATGAATGATTGCGTCATCCTGTTGAATCCTCCGATAACCGTCTCGGCATACTCTATCTGTCCCTTGTCGGCCTTCCTCGTCTCACCACCACAAGCAGTGCATACATCGACCTCTTGGTTGTGCTTTTGCCCGCACTCCTTGCACTTCACGACGAACTTTGGCTTCCAGTCCCATCCCTTTCTGAATGTCTCGACGGATAGATGCTGAAGGATGGACCTCAATACCATGCACTCGTATGCAGCAGCATATAGCGCGGGTATAGTTATGCCTTGGAGAAGAGGTGGCTCCTGTATCCCTGATGTGAAAAGGGGCATTGCAGGGAGCGGCGTACTATGCCTCTCCATGTCCATACCAACAGCGGCGAAAAGTTTAGCCATCCTTTTATCGTCAACCAAGAGTCATCACCTCCTCTTTCATCTTAGCATAATGATCGTAAGATATGTCATTTGATTTCAGGAGATCGGCTTTGTGCTTGGGATTGTCCGAACGCTCATGTGCAAACACAATCAATGCATCTCTATTACCGTCCAAAGCCTTGGATAGAAGATTCGCATCATCGTGATTATTCATGTATGGAAGCGACAAGTCCAATGCCTTCTTGACGGCGAAGTCTCCTTCTATGATTATTCCCACGCCTTCTGCAAAGATGTTTTCAACACCCAACTCAGACTTCAGAGCGTCTGCGTACCATGGTGCATTTGGCGCATGGAACTTCATTTCAATACGGGGATTCAGTCGAGAATCTAATTTAATCTCTCCCCCTGTCTCTATCAACCCTGCAAGGAACCTGTCTGCATCCTTGAGCATGATGTTGTATCTCTTGACATCATAGAACAAACCCCTGCCGACCGACTTGCTGAATTGGCCCACTGCTAATATATCATACAGGAAACCATGTGACTTGATTAGAGATGATATCTCTGCTGCACTGGCCGACACGCCATATGATTTCAATGTCTGAGCATTGAGTGCGCCTCTCTCGATGAGGACATCTTTGCACTTGGTAAGGATGTTCTGCTCCCTCTGCGACAGACGCTCTGTCTTGTCAACCGTCGATCTCCACACCATCTCAGCATTCTTCTTACCCTCATCATCTGATGAAGACCAAGACTTGACGAATCTTCTGAATGGCAACTCAAGTCTATTCGTGTGCTTGTTAAGAGCATCATAGTCCAAGTCGGTCATGGGCAACTCATCGACCATAGACGGAGAAACTCCGGGGAAGTAATCCAATATTGCCATCTTTTCCATCTTCAAAAGTCCTTGGATAGAGTCCAAAGTATGGAGGTCGTTCGCCTTGATCAATAGGTCAGCAACCTCTCTTCCTGTCATTCCATAGTTATCCATGAACCATGATCTTGTTATGGGAACTGGACTGGATGGCAGTTCTGTTCCGGGTTGCTCTGGTGTATCTGACATCGGGTTATTCATACCCATTATGTCAGCATCCTCCCTTCCAGTGGGATTACCTTGTTGATTCTCTTCTTTCATCTTGCGCCTCTTGTCCTCAACGGCCTCAAGTTTCTTCTTGGCCGCATCCTGCTCTGCGGCTAATGCCTGCTCCTCGGCGTCGGTTCCAATCTTGATGAGCGCGTCTGTCAACGATGATACTCCTGTCAACGGGTGTATATACTCAACGTCACGCATCTGCTATCCCCAACCTTTTTTGCCATAGACTGCCATCGAGGATGACTATATTTTCCCTGTATTCCTTAGTAGCCTGAACGGCGAGAGACAATGCCATGACCATATCGTCATGACCACCGAGGCTCTCCATCCGCCCATTGTCTAGCATGGTGAACATGGAGAGTTCATTCAATAGGGTGTTCATATGTCTCTTTGTCGATCCTTCATCTGAGTATGGTATGAGAAGATGCTTCTGCTCAAAGTGCAATTGAAGCGTGTGTATCAATGCCTCTTTCTTCATTCTATTCATGTTGAAGGGCTTGATCGGCAAATCGCTTATCTCATTCAAAACTTGATTGAATGCCATAGCGAAGTTGTTAGTCTCCAATTCTATGATGACTGGATTGAATCTCGCATTGAGTTCTATTATCTTGTCAATCTGAGAACTGAAATCCATGCCTTTCTCATGATGAACATGGACAACGTGCTTCTTCCTGTTCTCATCCATGGCAATGACCATCATGCATGTGTAGTCAGCACTTCTATTGGCGCTGATAGCCGGATCCCATCCGATGTAGTAGTTGTATTCACCATCCGGTTCAGGATAGTAAGATAGAGACAGAGAATCATCCTTCGCACCTTCTAGCATCTCCTCTGGGAAGAGACTCGCCTCGCTTGCAATGGGCTTGCATAGATACTCGCGGGTGAACGCTATTGATGTCATCTCGCTCCTCCTCTGATTGAGGGCGTCTATGTTCCACCTCTCAGGCCACAGCGGTTCACCAGTCGCCTCGTTGATGGCAGGATACTCCTTAACGGCGTATCCCTCCAACTTCTTCAACTCCGAATACAGGTCCGTGTATGAGAATGGTGTGCCTACGATGCATAGTTGGGCAGTGTGATGCAGAACAGGTAGTAGGGCGGTATAGAACCATGTGGATATATGCTTCAATTGGGTCTGGGCCTCGCTTGAAAGTATGTCATCGAGGACAACTATGTCAGGGTGAGCCCCACGAACGGCCTTACCGACGGACATGGCTCGTATGGTTGACTTGTTCGACATCTTGAACAACTGCTTCGCCCATCCTCTCTTGGGCTTGAGATGCGCCAGAGCGGGAGTGGTCATGATGAGTTCATCCATCTTTGACATGTGATCTATCGATTGATGCTGGCTGTGGCTGAAGAAGAGGACCTCTGTGCCGGGGTTGTATGCCATCCTCCATAGGAGATAGCATCTGAAGAAAACGGACTTGCCGTGGTCACGACTGGCTATGACGCATATCTTCTTGTTGTTCTGAGCAGTCTCATACCACTCGTCGTGAAAGTGCGCTAGTTGGAATCCGCATATGTCCTCAAAGAAGAACTTGAAG